TTGCTTCCACAGAACAGCACGAACCACTCGCGACCCTGTTCCTCGTTGTCCTTGTAGGGAGTAATCCCTGGACTGGCCCGGCGCGCCCGGCGCTTGAGCAGCATCAGCTGCGCGGCTGATGCCTTCTCGGTGTTGTCGATGCCGGCAAGGGAGGCGGCATGCGTGCCGAGATAACCAGAGACCGTGTTGCCGTAGAGCAGCCGATCGACGTTGGCGGTGTGCCAGAGGTCTTTCTGTGCGGTAGTCGCCAAGTCATAGAGGATGCCGTTGACCCGCTGCCCGGCGGTCGACTCGTTGCCCCAGTTGGCGGGAGGCGACTCGTTCGGGATGGCACCGAAAGCGAGAATGATCTCGTCGCGGGTGAGCCCCTGCATCCACTCACTGAGCAATGGACGAACCTCGTCCAGCTGCTCGTAAGCCGATTTCCTCATCTGGGCTCGAGTCAGCAGGACTGCGTTACGGATCCAATCGACCCACAACCGCATGCCGTACTCATCCAAAGGCTCTTCGTTGCCGGTCAACGGGCCAGTGCTAACACCAGGGCCACGCAGGGCACCGATAAGCGGGACGTTGAGGACGTCGCCGCCGTCAGCCAAATCCCTGTAGATTTGGATGATGTTTGATGGGCCTTCGCCCATGTATGGCGCAAAGTAATTAGCTCGGCGCCACTCGCGATAGATCTTCTTGCGCCAGGTAATAACGACGTTATTAGCCTGGACCGTTGATACTGCCATAGTATCCCCCAGAGATTGGGGGACGCACCACTAGCGTTTCATCTAGCTCGCGGGCGCCCTGCGTCGAATATCGCCTCCTCGGAGCCGTCCTCAGGCGCATAAGCAGACGTGCCGCGACCGGCACCGTTCATGCGACCAAGGGACGTCGGGAGACGAACCTCATGCCGGGGCTGTTGCTGCTGTTGGGGTACGAACCGACCATCTTCGCCGCGTGGCTGTGTCTGGCCTGCATGCTGCGGCTGGGGCTGCTCTCCTTGCTGCACCTGGCCGGCGTTCGTCTGCATGTAGGCTAGAAATTCTGGGTCCTGCAGGAGCTGCTGAGCGACCTTCATCCGAAAGGCGTTCACGTCGCCTCCCGACTCGTGCAACAAGCGGCGCTCATTGAACCACCGCACCATTTCCTCACCGGGGCTCCTGGCGTTCATCACTCTGAACCAGGCGACCGGGTCCTGACCGTTCTGGCATGTTTGGTGGAAGTGCTGCCAGGCATAATCGAACAGCTGACCATGGCGCATCGCCGCCATCTGCATATCGCTCTCGAGGCGAATGTGTGCAGTTTTGGCTTCGATCTTCTGCTCGATCATCCTGTCGTAGGCCGCGGGATCCTGAAAGATCAGGTCCTCGGCTTTCGGCTGGGCAGGCTGAGCCTGCTGTCGAGCCCGCTCCTGTTCCCGCGCCTGAAACTCGCGAATTTGAGCTTCATACCGTTGACGCTGCGTTCGCTCCTCGAGGAGCTGGCGAAGCACGCCGGCCTTGACCGGCTCGTCATCGGGGTTTGGCGCCTGCTGTTGCGGCTGCGGTCGGGATTGAGGTTGGGTGCCGTAATTCGGAACCGGCCCCCTGATCGCGTCGATCGCGTCAGAGATTGCCCGGTTGTCCTGGGACGGCGGGGAAGAGGTCGGTTGCGGTGATGGAGCAATGTCAGGAGCTGGGGCCTCTGCGGCCCCGGCATCGAAAACGTCCTGCTCCAGGTCAGCCATCAACCAGCCCTTTGCGCTGTCACGTCAGCGCGGCACGATGGCGAGTCGAACAGACCCACCCACCCTGTCACGTCGGGTGCGACGCAGAGGGCGATACGCTTCCCTCCTCACGCCTGGTTTAGGCCTGTGCGTGGGCCGCACCCTGCACACCGGGTGCCCGAGATGGGAGTTTCCTCCCCGCCTATTTAACGCCTGCGCGTGGGCGACTGGAGACGCGAACGCGGTTGTTGTAGGCAGAAAGCTTGCTGGAGGTCAAAAGAGCGCCATGCCGAAGGAGCGAAATACTACCCCGGTGGAGCGAAATACTACCAAGCCGAAGAAAAGGGGCGGCCCTCGAGCACCTCGAGCACCGCGAATAACCGCCAACTCGGTGCTCATCCCCGGCTGGAGCCCGAAGCCAAGCAACCCGAATGAGCACCACCCGACCGAGCGCACCCGAACGCTCGTCGAGACCATGACAGCCTACGGCGCGAGCCAGCCGCAGATCGCTTCGACCCTCGACATCAACCCGTCGACTCTGGCGCGGCACTACAGAGAAGAGCTGACGCTCGGCCACGCCAAATCGAACATGGCGGTTGCGCAGAACCTTTTCAGAATTGCTACGACGCCGAAGGCGACGGCGCCGGTCGTCAACGCAGCTGTGTGGTGGACAAAGGCCCGCATGGGCTGGAGCGAAATCAGGCGCACCTCTGCCGACATCCGTACTATCCCCGGCAACATGCGAGAACTGACCGATGCCCAGCTCATCGAAATCATCGAGTCAGCAGGCACTCGAGAAAGCGAGCAGGGAGCTTTACCTTCGCCGAGCGAGCCGGGGCAATCTGAGTGAATGGTGCCGCCTCTGCGGCTACGAACCGGCGGTCCACCATCACCTTCTCTGCGACCAGCTCGAGGCGCTGTCCCGCGGCGACATCGATCGGCTGATGGTGCTGATGCCGCCGGGCTCGGCGAAGAGCACCTACGCCTCGATGCTGTTCCCGTGCTGGTTTCTCGGTCAGCATCCAGACAACACCATCCTCGCGACGAGCCACACCTATGAACTGGCTGAACACTGGGGCCGGCGCGCCCGCAACCTGGTCGAGACGCACGGCCAGGCGCTCGGCGTCGAGGTCGACCCGCAGACGCGCAGCGCCGGCCTGTGGCTGACGAAACAAGGAGGTCAGTTCTTCGCCGCCGGCGTCGGCGGCGCAATCGCCGGCTGGCGTGCCGACCTCTTCATCTGCGACGACCCGGTAAGATCGCGCGAGGACGCCGAGTCGAAGAGCGTCCAGGAGAGGAATTGGAATTGGTACCGCTTCGATGCGATCCCGCGCATGAAGCCGAAAGCTCGCCGGCTACTGATCCAAACCAGGTGGAGTGAGGGCGACCTCGCCGGCCGCATCCTCGACGACGAGGGCGAGCGTTGGACAGTGATCGACCTCAAAATGGAGGCCGAGGACAATGACCCGCTCGGCCGCGAGCCAGGTCAGCGGCTGTGGCCTGACTGGTTCACCGACCAGCAAGTCATCGAGGCGAAGCGGGACCCGCGCGTCTGGGCAGCGCTCTATCAGCAGCGGCCGGCTCCCGAGTCGGGTGACTTTTTCAGGCGCGCCTGGCTGCACGCAGTGCCGCGCCGCCAGGTGCCGCCGATATCCGAGCTGCGGGTGTACGGCGCCAGCGACTACGCGACGACGACGCAGCGCGGCAACGACCCGACCGTGCATGTGGTTGTCGGCATCGATCCCGAAGATCGCCCCTGGCTGCTCGACATCTGGAGAGAACGCGCCACCACCGACCTCTGGATCGACGCCTGGTGCAGGCTCGTGAAGCACTGGTCGCCGCTCTCCTGGGGCGAGGAGCGCGGCCAGATCCTGTCGGGCGTCGGGCCGTTCCTCGATCGGCGCGCCCGCGAGCTGCACGCCTACTGCGACCGGCAACAGTTCACGTCGAGGTTCGACAAAGGTGTGCGCGCCCAATCCTGGCGCGGCTACATAGCGACGGTCGGCCTCTGGTATGCTGACGACGCTCCCTGGCGCGAGGTCCTGGAGCACGAGCTGTTGACGTTCCCAGCATCACGCCACGACGACATCGTCGACGCGCTCGGCCTGGTCGGGCAGCTGCTCGACTTTGCGCTGCTCGGCGCGCGACCCAAGAAAGAGAACAAGAAGCTCGAGCATGGCTATCGCGCCATGGCCCAGGAACCCACCCAGATGTCAGTTCTGGGATTGTGAGTTATAACCGCCTCCTCGGGGAGGCACTCGGAGGTCAACTTGGCCGCGACTGTGCTTGCCTTTCCCGGCACCGCCACCACCGACACCGACGACGAGCGTGGCCCCTATCTCGAGCTGTCGAAGCTCAAGAAGCAGCTGACCAATTTTCTCGGCGCCAAGACCGACGAGCACACCGAGAACGGCCAGGCGCGGCGCTATTATCATGGCGCGCAGTGGGACTCGAAAGCGATCAAGACGCTGAATGATCGCAATCAGCCGGTGGTTACATACAACCGCATCAAGCGCAAAATTAACACTGTCGTCGGCGTCCTCGAGAAGCTTCGCCAGGATCCCAAAGCCTACCCGCGCACGCCGGGCCCGCTGACTGAGAAGGGCGCCGAGCTGGCGACCCAGGTGCTGCTCTACGCGCTCGGCTGGGACTGGGAGAGAACCTCGGCCGAGGAAGGCCGCCAGGCGGCGATCGCCGGCATCGGCGGCGTTGAGATGACGCTGGTGACGGGAGACAAGGGCGACCCCGACATCCTGCTGCTGCCCATCGACT